TAGATACACATCTAAACACCGGTACCGCAACTGCTAACCAAATACTAAGTTGGGATGGAGCAGATTATGCATGGGTTGCTGATCAAACTGGAAGTGGAAGTAGTGCATCAAATCTTATTGCATGGGACTTAGCAGACACTGCAAATTCAAAAGTATTAGATGCAGGTACTGCGGCAGACTCAGCGTGGTATTACGGTGATGTAGTAAGTGATCCAGCAAATCCAGCAACAAGTGTAGTGTTAGACATTTCAGCGGCTACATTTACTGGTAATGTAATGGGCGAAGTACACGGTGATGTTAAACAAGCAGATGGATTAACACTTATCCTTGACGTAGATGCTGGTGTAGGCACAGCAATGTATTACGGTGATGTTACAGGTGATGTAACTGGTAACCTAACTGGTAACGTAACAGGTAACGTAACAGGTAACCTAACAGGAGATGTAACAGGCGATGTAACTGGTAATATTATTACTGAATCAGTACAGCCTGCTAGTTCTCCAACACTTGATCCTGGTACCGAACTTGTTATTAATGGCGGTGATGCAACTGCACTAAACAGCCAAGGCGGCGACTTAACTTTAGATGCTGGCGCAGGTGCAATCTTACCAGGTGAGATTAATTTAGGTGTAAACTCTAGCAACACCGGTCAAATCAACGTTGGTTATAGCGGTTCTGCGGTTGTTGTTGATGGACGTACTACGTTTAATGGTGATGTTACATTAACAACAGGTACGTGGGAAACTGTAAACACATCAATTACAACCGGTGCTGCAACTGTTAACGTTGATTGTGACGATGGACACGTAGTTTATTTAGACGCAAGCGGCGGCGGATTTAACAGTACATTTACTATAAACCTTGTTAACTTGGGTAATACTTCAAACGTTGCAACTGCAGTAACAGTAATAATTAAACAGCCAGCAGGTGCTGGCGTACTTCCTAATGCAATACAAATTGGTGGCATTGGACAAACATTATTGTGGCAGGGCGGTTCAGCACCAACACCAAACGCAGGTGGTAATGCACATGATGTGTTTACATTTAGTGTATTAGATTTAGGTGCAACAAATGTTGTACTAGGACAAATGGTGGATTACGCATAATGCCGTTAGTTAGCAGTTTTACAGGAACATTTTTAAGAGGATTTCCAGCAGCGGTGGCTGCGGCGGCTAGTGATGCATTTAACATTGCCAATTTAACTGACGACAACATAAGATATAATTTTGGATCACAACACACACTACCGAGGTCAATTGAAATAAAACCTGACGGCACAAAGCTCTATATGACTGGGTCTAGTTCCGGCGGTACTCCTGGAGTTTACCAATATACACTTTCTTCACCATTTGATCTGTCATCTATCGTATACGACAATACTTTACTTGATACTTCGGCCTACGAAATAACTCCTATTACTTTCACATTTAAACCAGATGGGACAAAATTATGGGTTATAGGTGGGCAAGATATTCATCAACATAGTTTAGGAACGGTTTGGGATGTAGGTACAGCAACACTAGATGCAACATATTCTGGAACACTATTAGGTGCATCCCAGTATGGCATGGCATTTAATCCTACTGGAACAAAATTAATTGTTCAAGCTAGTGATGTTTTACGTGAATATGTTATGTCGTCTGCTTACGATATAAGTTCACTATCATATAATAATGTAAGTTACACTCTTCCTGTTGCCGTCGGCGAATGTAGAGATATAGAATTTACTGAAGATGGGCTTACATTAATTTTATCTGACAGAACTAATGACCAATTCCATCAACTGGATTTGAGTACACCGTATGATATTAGCACAATAACAAATAGCAATAAGACGTATACAGTGACAACACTGACTGGTACTACAAATATTCAACCAACTGGATTTGCATTAGGTGCATACGATCAGAAACTTTATATGGTCAACCAAGGTAACGACAATGTATACCAATTTGACACTGGGTATACACCTGCAGTTGCAACGTGGACTATAAATGACATTTCCACCGATGTAACAGGATATGACAATAAGTTACTAAATGTTGGTGCACAAGAAGGTACACCACATGCTATACAATTTAGTACTGATGGAACAGAATTTTATGCTGTAGGTATATCTGCTGATAGAATTCAACAATATACATGTTCAACATCATGGGACATAAGCACAGCGACTCATACACGATCTTCTAGTACGTTAGCTTTCGGAAGTCCTGTATGGGGTAATGCATCAAATAACCCATATGGGATGGTGTTTAAGCCTGACGGTACTAAAGTTTTTATTGTAGGTTCTAGTAATAATAATCTTTGTGAAGCAACATTAACCACACCATGGGATGTATCTACATTAACATCAGGTGTTGTACTTGACTTAGCAACTTTGATATCTGGCAGTAGTCTTCCAGCTGGATTAGTTTTTAAACCAGATGGTACTAGAGCATGGGTACAAAACAATCTTGGCGTAAATGAAATTAACTTTAGTGTGCCATGGGATGTATCTTCTGCTACCTTTAGTAATGTAAATGCGGGATTAGGCAATTGGGGGCAAATGCATTTTAACTCTGATGGAACACAAGTTTTTGTGCGTATTACAACAGGTATTAGACAATATGCGGTGCCTACACCATATAGTTTAGCTTCAATTAATACGGCTAGTTATGTTGATTGGGATCCAATTCCGGTAACTAGTTTAGATGCACAAACTAGAGGATTTTGTATGCATACAGGAAATGGTAGAAAAGTATATGTGTTAACACGAGCAGATTTAGTAGAACAACACAGTGTCTCATCAACATTTATATACTAAACATTAGTTTAGCACAGTAGAATAAGAAGACGTAGGTAAATAGTAGTATGACAAATATAACCGCAGTACCATACTTTTACGACAAACAATTTAGACGCTATATTCAGCAGTTTATTCGTTTGTTTGCAGGATTTCAGTATGTTAAAGGATACACAGAAGATTCAAAACCTGTGTATCATACTGTACCTGTACGATATGGTGATATAAGTCGTATGGTCGCACATATAAATCGAGAAAATAGTGAAAACACAATAAGTGCTGTTCCATTTATTAGCTGCTATGTAACTAGTCTACAACCAGACGTTAATGGTAGAGTTTTTCCACAGTTTGAGGAAAAGATGACGGTTATTGAAAAAAAATACAATAATCAAACAAACAGCTATGAAAATGAACATGGCAGCTCATATACTGTTTCAAGACACATGCCAGTGCCATATACATTGTCAATGCAAGCTGATCTTTGGACAAGTAATTCAGAACAGAAAATGCAATTACTAGAACAAATATTAGTGTTGTTTAATCCAAGTTTGAATATACATACAACAAATAACCCCCTTGACTGGAGTAGTTTAAGTGTTGTCGAACTAACAAACACACAATGGACAAACCGTGGTATCCCAAGTGGTATTGATGACGTTATAGACATTTCAACACTATCATTTGATATGCCAATTTTAATCAATCCACCAGCCAAAGTACAAAAGAATAGTATGATTCATACTATTATTACAAACTTACATGAAGTAGCAACTGGTGATGCAGATGGCATTAACTCTATTACAGACATTAATGCAATATCAACAAGTTACACTGTTGTAACATTAGAAAATTATAAAATGAAATTTGAAATTGACAACACTGGTGTTGCAACTGCAAAAATATTGAACAGAAGTGGTGCAACAGAGCCTGGCTTAACATGGGATAGCGTACTTGACAGTTATGGTGAATTTCGTGAAGGAATTAGTCAAATAAGACTAAAACAAACTGACAACCCAGCAGACACAAGCACAGATATTGTTGGAACACTAACTACCAATTCAAATAATACATTGTTGACAGTTACACTAGATACTAGTACACTACCAACAAACACACAACCCGCTGTTGACGCAGTAATTGATCCGCAATATAGCTATCCTGGAGATGGCACACTTACAGCGGCAACAAGTGGTGACAGATATTTAATACTCGAAGATATACCTAGTGGCGGTACTTGGGGTACTATATCTGCTAAGAAGAACGACATTATCGAGTATAATGGTACTATATGGAGTGTTACCTTTGACGCAAGTAACAACACTACATCCACACACTATACTACCAATACAGTGACACTTGATAAATTAAAATGGACAGGGGATCAATGGGTTAACGCCTACGAAGGTACGTATAACCCTGGCTTCTGGAGAATATATTTATAATGTTAACCGCAAGTGGTTGCTGCTTTTTAGCACTCAACACAGGACGTATAATGCTACAACAACGTAGCAACTCTGTGAGTCATCCTCTTACATGGAGTTTTTGGGGCGGCAAGAAAGAAAAAGGCGAACGTCCGATTGAAACATTACTTCGTGAATGTCGTGAAGAAATGGGCGAACTACCTGATATTGAAAAGGTATATCCTATACACACTTTTTTGAGTGATGACAAAAAATTTACCTATCATACTTTTTGCATTACTGTATATGAAGAATTTATTCCTATCACTAATGGAGAAAGTTCTGGATATGCTTGGGTTAAAGTTAACGCTTGGCCCAAACCATTACATCGTGGCGCTCGTGTTGTATTAGAAAAACCTGATATGGTAGATAAAATTGAAGCTATCTGGGAACGTCAGCGTGATCCTGCTGAATTATCTAACTGGCTAGATAGCTTTTGATACTGTGTACTATCCTTGCCATAGATTCGTTTAGTTTTTTCTAAACGCTTTAGTTGAATTTCTTGATTTTTTGGTATAGAAAGTTCTTCTATAAACTTTTTAAATCTAGTTTCTAAAATATTCCAATTTAAAATTTTATTAAACATAAACTCATCAGATGAACGAAACTTTTCTGCTTCCTCAACACCAGCCCGTGCCATATCTTTAGTACGTGACCCAGACAATGACATGTATTTTCCTAATAGCTTATTTTTTTGTTTCTTTAAATGTGGAATTTCTGTGTCAGATAAAAACATAAATGTGCTATATGCTCGTGCCCATGCTTTAAATGGATTTTCTACATCATCAATTACTCCAATAATTTTATCTATCTTTTTAATAACAGGCTTTCTGTTGATGTTACCTCTTAAAATTTCTAGGTAGCTTGGATTAATAAATTGCACTGATTCGTCTGCATAAATCAAATCAGTACTTTTATGTAACACATTAAACATAAAAATGTCAGCATCCGACTGTGTAAAATTAAGATCGTCCAGATTGTTAATAGTTACATCTCCGTCAATTAGCCACATTGGGTCGCCACTGTTAAGTAAATTGTATACTCGGTCCATTGACTCTTTATTTTTAATTAAATGTACTGTATGTTCTGGCAAATTGTATTTGCTGTATTTTTTAACTGCTTCTTTATCACTAAATGTGTAAATGTAAACTGAAGGCTTAATGCGTTCATTATAGCTTGCAATATATGGGCATCGAATTATTTCAGTAGTGTAATTAGCATTGGTTGGAACAAGACACAAAACATCCCACCTAACTGGCTTTTTATTTTTTGGTAAACAAAGAGGGAATGTGTGGATTTTACTCTTGTTTTGTTCTTCTGGATGATAATTCCAATTAAAAGTTTCTAAAATATCGTAACGATCATCTTTGAGCCATACGTATGGATATTTTCCACGATACTTTTCAACTTGAGTAAGATCAGAAACGTCTTTTGTTTCAATAATCGGCCATCTATTCCATTTTGATTTTGTAAAGCTAAAAGCAGTATTAAACATTGATATTTTCCAATTTAACGTTTTTAGTTCCAATATGTGAGCATTGTTTGCTTAAATCACAATCTACAAAAACTTCATAGTCATAATTACTCAATTGGTCACAAAAATATATATCTTCTCCACTAAAGGAGTTAGTTTGATAATCCCAACGAGTGTTAAACCATGGTTGTGGGACTGTTTTAAAAATTTGAGTTTTGGTTAGCATACATCCCATTCCCATTGCGTAAACACGATGAATACCAGTCGTTTCATTAAGAGTATCTTGCATACTATCAGACAAAAATGCTGTATTACGATAAGGCAATGTTCGTGTGCTATACATACATGCTACTACGTCAAGATCCCATTTGCACAATTTTCTATAAACGTCAGCTGGAAAAATCATGTCACTGTCCAGCCAGAGAATTTCTGTTGCAGATCGTTCTAATGCAGTTACTACTAGCCGATATCTTTGATCAGCAATCAAACTGCCATTTTCAAAGAACAACTGATATTTAATATTATTGTGTGTTAGATTAGCGGTAAGTTGTGCTAAACAAAAAGCAAATGCACTATGAACTGTATCTCTAACAGGGACACAAATTGCAAGCATATTAATCCATCATGTTAAGTGGAACAACATCTTCTTGTTTTACACTTTGTTCAGCACCTTGTACTTCATGGTTAAGCTGGCTTGCAATAATAGTTGATTGTTTAACACAATCAATAAAATAATCATTACCCAAGCATGTCATGTCTTCCATGGTTTCTGCTGATACTTTACCAGTGCTTAATAATTCAACAGCACTGCGCTTTGCTAAACGTTCTACATGATGTTTAAGTTCATCAACTTCATTTGAAAACTGTAATTCATTTGTGTTATATTCACTTTCCAGTTTACTTTTAACTGATGTTAGCATTTTAATACGAGCACGATTCTTTCTCCAGAAAGGTACTGCATTTGCGTCTTCTAAATCTTGATTTACTTTTGCATATTTTGCTGCTGGGCTTACGCATTTTCCCAACACAAAAGTTGTGTATTCAAATTGTGACATGATTTCTCCTATGAGTTTTCTAATTAATGTCCGCCAAAACTGGCACTAAGGAAAACTGTATTACCAGCAGTAATACCAACTTCTGGTCCAAGCTGACTCATTGATCTGGTTGTCCCACTAGTATAGCCATAGTAAATTTGTACTTGGTTAATACTAATTTGACTGCCGGTTGCTGGTAGTACCATACGTTTATCCTATTTTATATTCTATACTACTATATTTATTCTTTTTGTCAACTGGTTAAATTCCGTAGGTATACCTACCTGCTTCAAAGTTTTGCTCAACTTGTTTTGCAGTTAAAGCAACATTGTAGATTTTAACATCATCTATTTTTCCAGACATACAGTAGTTAGTACCTTGATATGTTCCAATGTATGCACCATATGTAGGAGATCCTAATACACCTGTATCAGCACGATTAGCTTTTTCTACACCGTTAACATAAAGTATGTGATTAGCACCATTGTAAGTACCAACAACATGATACCAAGTGTTTAGTGCATGTGTGTCTGGATCACTTGCGCTCACATCACTGCCGCCTATGCTTGCTCTAAATCGGAAACGCTGACTAGGATTTTCTAATAACCAAACCCATGGAGACCCACTATTAGTAATAACAGAATAGCTTTCAGCGCCGCCACTGTAAGATGTATAGTAAACCCATGCTTCTACAGTGATAGCAGATGAACCTTTTAGTGCAAGAAGTTCTGTTCCTGCATTAATAACACAACGTTGATCTCCGGTTGTACCATCATATGAAACTGTGCCATCGCTATTGTAAATTAAGTCAGTTGCTGTAATAGTATTTTTTCCTGTAGCATCGTATAGTACGCCAGTATTGATTCTTTCGTTTGGTGTATAAGGAACAGTAAATGTTGTATCAGTAGCAATCATTGGCTCAGCAACTAAAAATTCAATGTCTTGCGAAAGTATCCCAATACCAACACATTGTCCTACAGAAGTACTTGTCCAGTTAACTTGTAAAGATAGCTGATACCAACCCGTATTGTCTGTAACTCCACCAGGTATTTCTCCAGGATCAATAGCAGTATATGTAGCACCGCCAGTACCGCCGCCGTTATGATATCCTAAATCGCTTATTGATCCTTTAATCATTTTAACTTTTGCTTGCAAGCGTCTTGTCGTTGCAATAGATGTTAACCCTGTATCTAAACAAAGTCTCCAACTTGCATAACTTTGCATTGTGCCTGTACCAACAGTAACTTTCCAAATAGAACTTTTAGTAGATCCATTCCACAATCCATAATCTTTGGTTATTGTGCTCGATGCGCCAGGTACACCTGGCATACTCCAGCTATCAAATTCATTTAAATCTGAAACTCCAGCTTGATTGCACCATAAATTTACAGTAGGCTTGCCTTTGAATGTCATTTCGCTATCAGTATTATAATGAAATATTAAACCTTCGCTAACAATACCAGGACCAACATATACTGTCATATACCATATCTCCCACGCAATGTTTCAAAGTTTTGTCGAACTTCATCTGCTGTTAATGGTCTATTCCATATTTTAATAGAATCCATATCTCCATAAAAATATTCTGCTGCAGTTCTATAACCGATAAACAAAGTTGCTGCCTGCCAACTAATAGGTGTAGTATTACCGGTATACGTTGTAAACTGTTCACCATTTTTATAACATATAACTTGAGGAGTAGCACTAGGATCGTGCACAATAGTTACGTGATGATAATCAGTAGTATTATCAAAAAAGTTATCTATAGAAAATGTTTGCCATGAACTATTGTGCCATTGATAGTATAGTCCATCAGTATTGTACCCACGTCTTAGTTGAAAATTAGCATCGGTATTTGCATCTCTTTTATAGCATACAATTTTTCTATCTGTTGTTGCTAAATCTACAACCCTAACCCAAGCATCAAAAGAAATACTACTCGACCCATCTAAATTAGATATGACTCCTGCATTTGCATAATCAGATGAACCATCGAACTCAAATGTACCATCACTGTTGTAAGTTAAACTATTTGCAGTAATTGTATTATTAGTTGTCAGATCAATAAGTGCTTGTGTATTTGAACGTGTTCCGTTTACATAAGGACTAGGAACACCTTCTTCAATTTGAGGTTTTATTACTTTTATAGTTGCTCCGATTGGTGCTTGTCCAAGAGATAATTGAAATCTCGCATCTGTAACAGTACTTGCATATGAACCTGTACTACTTACAAAATTCCATCCAGGAGTCAGCGCATTGTCCGACATAGGAATATAACCTGTCCACGGGTTGCCGTTTTTAAGAGAACCTACACTACATGTAAAAGCTGTGTCTGTCCATACCATTGCAGAAGCAGAATATGTTGTATTAGCAGTTAGTGTAAAATTACCATTATAAAATTGCAAAAAGCTATGAACAAATTGACTGGCTGTTATAGTTACAGTTTTTGCAGTTTGGCCGCCGCTTACTATTTCGCTTCCAACTGAACCAGACGCACCTGCGCCAAAATAATGTGTAAGTGCAGAAGCTGCACTATCAGTATTTCTAACAGCACTAAAAATATTAGTAGTAGGTTTACCTTTCCAAGACTTTCCTGAGTTGTTCATATCATAATGAAAAACTAATCCGTCACTGCTATTACGTGCGCCTGTTTGTACACTCATCTTCCGTATCTCCTACGCAATGCATCATAGTTTTCTCTTATTTCATCTTGACTTAAATCTCTGTTGTATACTTTAACATCACCAACATGAACATATGTCATGCTTCCCCAACTATAATTATTTCTTGTATGAATTTTAAATGTGCTAGTTGTTTCACTTGCCATTTGTACTGACGTAGCAGTCGAAGTATAATCGCTGTGTAAAAGCCAAGTAATAGGCTCTCCATTATGCCAGCCACGAACATTAAGACTATTATCCATAGTCAACACTGCATTGTGCCAATTGCCATCACTACTCCATTTGTTTGTCACACTAGTATTACTCAAATCATATGCGGAGCCATATCCCCAGTAACCTAAGTCTTGACAATTGCCAACACCGTACATCCATCCAAACATAGATCCTAAAGTGGTTCCATCGTTTAAAAATCCAATTTCAAAGTTGTCTTGTATGCTGAGAGGACGGTCTGTTTTAATCCAAATGCTAAGTGTTTTTGCACGAGCAATTGTAAATGAACTAAATGCAACATTGTCAGTATTTGCGTTAAACACACAATACCCATCAGTAGCATCTACACTGTTTAGTGTACCGTTTCTTTCGTTTTTGCTCAAATCAGTTAGTGTGCTTCCCGAACCTGGAAAGCACTTTACGTTTTGAGCATCAATATGTAGTTGTAGTCCATCACGGACAATACGTGAGTTATAATGAGTTCCCATAGTAATATTTATAGGATTAGCGTTAATGCTCCTGCAGCAATAACTAAACCTCCCCACATGCCAAGTATTGTCACATAGTAACGTAACTTTGTTCCAAAGTATAGCATTCCGATAGCTACGCATTTATGCATTGGTGAAATCAAATATCCAACAAAATCTACCGCAAAGAACCAAGGCAAGTATTCAAGTCCGTAAATGCTTGTCATTAGTACAGTTAACGCACCAAAACGTGAACTAGATCCTAGTGCAAATGCACCACCAAAACTCATTAAACTTAATAGAACGAATCCACTCCAAGTATCGATGTCTAGTCCTGCGTTTTCTAATCCTGCTTTAATTGCATCTGTATTTTGTACTGCTAGGTTTGCTAGTATGATAATTGCAGCAACCCATGCAATGAGTTTCCAGTCCACATAGCGTAGTAATTTAGGAACATCAAATGTACGAGTTACAAACATATAATAAATTGTTAGTGCGCCAAATGCCCACAAAAAGCTAATTCCGTAAATAATTGCAGCAACTCCTGCAACATAAGGAAGTACATAACGTGTGATACGACTTACTTTAATTTCTCTTGTACAGTCGTTTAGTTCAACATCACTTTCCTTTACACCCCAAATAAGGTATGCAACGATAAATGCAATACTAACCGCCAGTAGCGGCCAAATAATTCCCATAAACTGTGCATAGGTTAAACCAAATGCAGCCATTGGAAGAATGACTGTTTTTTCTAGTGGGCTCCAAAAGTAATAATGGTGTGTACTAACATAGTCAATGGGCCCGAACTTTTCTCTACCACAACAACCTTTGTCTGGTGCTAGTGCTTCTAGCATACCTGCACTAACTGTTACACGCCCTTTAATAGGCAAAAGTCCTGTTAGTGCACTAACAACTGCAACTACGGCTTTTTTGCTTTTCAAGTTTTGTTCAAAGAAACAAAAAACATCGTCAAACAGTTTGTTTTCTTTTACCATGCCTGCGATCATCATCACAAATACGATAAGGAGCAAGTATACTTGTCCGTTATATAAAAAAGATAAATCCATTATTTCCTCTTAAAATGTTTATGGTAGGCTTGTACAATTTTTGATTTATTTAAAATAAATCCTATGTTATCAAAATATTTGCGCTTTTCAAGCCATGCTAAATCATGTTCAGTAGCATCTCTAATATCATGATCGTATTGTTGTTCTGTTATTGGTATAAGTTGTGCAAGTGGTGTTCCTGCTTTTATCAAATGTGAACCACGTGCATTCCAATAACCTTGTAAATTAATATCACTACTTAGTGCGGGATCTAGTATACCTTGACAGCATTCAAACATCATGTGTTCATTATAAGGCAGTGGCATCATAAAAAACTTCACGCCCTCGGGTGCTACAATTTGCCAAGGTGTATTAATTTTTAATATATTTGGATTACTCCACGGTCGCTTGGGAATAAACTTTGCGATGCTATCAGCACGTTGAACTTGCATTACATCTTTACCTAATACATCATTTAGTGTTACACTAGGCATGGTCATATTAACACGTGTTTCATCTGCTTGTACTTCAATGTCGTGCCAAGCATGTACAATAAATCCTGTAGTAAGAATGTCAATAATACCTGGACAACGTGCAATATGTACATCAGATTTGTTTTGCTGATAGTCAGCACGTGCCAAATTTACCCAAGAAGGCAGTGTTTGTCTTGCTGTAGTAATAGGATATGTTTCAGCAAGGCCTTGAACTCTGCTGAAAAATTCTATTTTAGTCTTGCGAGTTAAACCTAACATTGTATACGATGTTAATCCTTTGTCTTGTACTTTTATTAACTTCTACTTCATGTGGCAACCAACTTGGCCACACAATTAAATCTCCATCTTTGGGATCAAAGCTAAATGTATTCATAAACGGACTCAAGGGATTGCAAGTTAACAATGTATTTGCTGGATTAAGTAAGTTTAAAGCACCTGTGTCAGTTCCTTGTATATAATAAACTGCACTGAAGTTCCATTTTTCATGTGTGTGTAATTTATTGACACTGCCAGTGTTGTTAACATTTGTCCAACTGTCTATTTCAGGTTCCTTAAAGAGTTTTAGTTTATCATTGAGTGTAGGATCTTCACCAAGATAGTAGTTTATTGCTTTATTAATAGTGTCTTTAAGTTTTGCTTCTAACCAATCGATATTATTATATTCTATTTTAGCACGCCAACATCCATCATTACTAAAACCAAAAGTAGGAGTATGTTCATTGTGGTATGCATTCATGGTTTGATTTAGCAAGTCTTGACGCTGTTCTTCAGTACTTGCGTCATGCACAATGAATGCATCACTTTGTAATATTTTAACTTGTTTCATGCTGTACTACTAGTATATAAAGTCCATTCCACCATTGAGTAGGGTTTTCAACATCGTTAGTAATTACACGTTGATCAATTACACGAAGCCCAGCACGTTCAATGCCCTGGTTTGCTCCTGCAACTACACCTTCCCAATTGAAGTCATCAAATACAAGTATAGCAGTTTCTGCAAGCGTGTCAACATAATATTCAACTGCACGAGCTGTGCTTTCAGCATCATGCGGTCCATCATAGAAAAATAAGTCAACATCTTTAATTTTTGATTTATCTACATCAAACAAATCGCTGTTGTGTATAGTTAAATTAGGATGCTGTACATTTTTATCAAATTGTTGTTTAGTGTTATCTGGTAACAGAAAAACATCAATTTCTGGCTGTATGTTTTCTTCCCATTTATCAACACAATGCATTTTAATGTCTGTATTTTGTGCTACAGCCGCAGCCGTTGCACCCATTGCACTTCCGATTTCCAAATATGTGTTACAATGTTTACTTAAACCATATAATAAGTTTTGCACACGTGGACTAGTTAATCCCATTATATTAATATTGTTATCATAATTAACACTGTCAACTAATTCTTTAGCAACTGCCAGTGTGTAGTTATTTGCTTTAACAGACGACTTTGCTTCGTATACTAAATCACAAAAGTTACATTCCCAACAATCAAATTTACAGTTTTTAATTTTTTTACGCCATGCATCAATAGGACGATCTTTTAAATTTGTATCATTGATATAAGTGTCAAAAGTATTAAAAAGTATATCTTCTCCACGAGCATAACGTTGTACAATGTCTAGTGTGCTAAAAAATTGTGTAATACTTTCACGCCCGTGCATTTTAAATACATCGACATAATCTAACAGCTCTACCCAATCTTCACGCCATGGAGGAATGTTTGCTGTTTTAAGTGGTGTAGCAGGATCTTCAACACTCCATTTTAAACAACTTGTTCTACTAATAGGATCAGCAAAATATGTAGGACCAGGACCACGTGTATTGTTAAACTGGAAATGCTCGTCCATCATAGTGCAACCGCCAAGACATCCTTCATTTCCTAGCAGTGCAATTTTTACGTTAAACTTGTCTGCAGCACGACGAATCTTTTCTAACGAATCTCTATCACGCATCAAATCACGATCAATATTAATGTAATTAAACCCAGCTTTGGCTAGATTTGCAACTTCATTAGGGTGTGATACATTTCTTAAAATAGTATTTTTTACCATTAACTCTGGAAATGCTTTTTGTATTTGACCTGTTGCTAACCAGTGCGTATGCGGAATAGTGGCACTACGGATCCCTGCAGCATATAATTGTTCAAAATTTTGTATAAACAAATCTAAGTTTGCTTGATCTGGTCTAATAACAGTATTGTTAAATGTAGCACTAACTGGTATTCCTAGTTCATTTTGTATGTATAGTGCTGAGTTTATAGGTGCTCCTATATCTTCGAAAACATCTCCCATAGCGTCCTGCACAAATGGAGGCATACGACAAGTAAAATACAAGTCGTATACATGTTCTCTATGTTGTTTTAAGAATTTTAAAAAACCGTTAAATTGGTTTTCATCTAGTTTTAAGTTGATTGGTATGCTAAACATTTATAAATTAAGAGTTGAGTTTTGGTGATCGCCTAGTTCGTCTTCTTGTTGTTGTATTGGCATTTGTAAGTCATATCTGTTGTGGAGTAATCTATTACAATCAGGAATACTAGCACATGCTTTTATTTCAGTTTCAACAACTTGTTTAGCTGCTAACAATGTTGCAACTTGATCATTATATGCACTAACTGCATCTAAAACCTTTGTTACCATTTCTGCTAGTGTAATACCACGTGCTGTTGCTAATGATTGTAACATCGGACAACTGGCGTTGTTGTCTGCATTATACGCTTCTGCCTCTGCTCGCTGTTCTGCCCAACTGTCTTTTTCTAGTTCACTTGCAGAAAGATTTAGCGATTGTAAACGTTTATCATATACTTCATCTAACCATTTACGCATAATAGCTTGCATTAGTTTTGTGGTATTTGCTTTGTTCTCATCTGTCAGATAATACTTTTGCTTGTACACATCTTCTTCCATGCTATTAGACATATTAAGTTGTTCAAGTTGTACAGTATTGTCTTTAACTGAAATATAGTCTCTGTATTCTCCGATAAAAATCCAGGCTTTTGCTACTGGTTCGTCCAGTACTGTAGGGTTTAAGTGCTTGTATTCTAAAATATCAACGTGTGTTTCAGGAATATATCCAATTGTCCACAATGTCCATTGTCCATATATTTGAACATTTCGTCTTACTTTATCGTCAACACTTTTGAATAAAAGATACATTATAATTACTCCTTTGTCAAGCCCAATTTTAATGACTCTGTTTCACTTCCTGACGTGAGAAGTGTTTTATACTGATCACTAGTTACACCTTTTTCTTTCATATTATTAGCATAACTTAAATGTGCGCTCATGCGCTGTTCATTACGTACTACATATTCACTAGCAAGACGCAACACAGCTTCTTGTTGTTCTGGTTGCATCATTGCAATAGCGTCCATATTACCAACACCGATACGTCCGTATGCAATCATGTCCATGGCTGATTGTTTGGCCATGCGATATGTCCAGTGTTGTTTTTCTAGTTTTTCTGCAATCTCTGGATCACCTACTACGTCAACTAATAAACGACCATCTTCATACTTGCCTTCAGGACTAGCATTAAATCTATTGATTAAATCTAGATAAGTTCGTCTTTCAGAATATGCAAGTTTTAGTTTGTGCATATACTTTTTATAATTTCTTTCTTCGTGCTCAATGTCAATGTTAATTTCTTCTAAGTCGAATCCACTTAAATTTTCAGCTTCTTTTTTTAGACGTTTGATTTTAACTTCGCATTTACGTGCATCATATTCAATAGCTTCTAAAACATCTTCTCTGCTACTGAGTTCTAGTAAGTATTGTTTGATTTTTGCATAAGGCGTAATTTGTGCATTACCAACAAAATGCTCTGCTTTGAAAGCAGGCAAACTAATATCATTACTAATACTATATGCAATATAGTTTTTTTCTTCTGATGTCAAATTACTTGTATCTGTAATTAAATCTTTACCTTGATACGTTGTAAGACTGTTTACTTTTGTATTCATATATTCCTCTTTTTAACTTGTTGCTTTCCATACACAGGCCCCACTAGATCCGCCAGCTGGTCCTGTTCTAACACTACCAGCACCCAACTGATATCCAGTTTCACTTATATAGCTAAATCTCCAGCCCTCATTGTTTTGCGCACCGTTATACATTCCCATCATATATTGATGATTTTGACCCATATCAAAATTTTCTTCGCCGCTGTTACCAACGGGTTTTGTTACAGTTCCAGCATTTAGTCCTGTACTATAATTTGTTTTACGTAGGTTATATCCGCCAAGATAGGTACCTTCATTGCCAGCATATCCTACGCCGTGCTTACTACTTATACCTTTTTGTTGACTACTTGCGCTACGTGCAATATCTGTTGACACTGTTGCTGTTACGCCTGCTGCAAAAGTAATTTGATATCCGTTGGTAGCATGCCATACATAGCCGTGTGTTTCTCCGCTATGTGACGCCATACCTGCTTGTCTAGTACCACCACTAGTGGCAGTTGTTAATCCTTGTGCACCATACATTGTATTTGTTCTAAAATTAAAAACATCAATATTACTATTGCCACCACCACAAATGTAGGCGTACTCACGTTCTTTAAACACAGTACCTACATCATTTCTACTGTAAACTAACGTTGGTGTTGTTCCGCTTGCTAGTCCTGTTTCTGTAACCATGTTAATGCCGGCTGTTGTTGTACTTGCTGTACTGTGTGTGTTATTAGCATTCCATATATAACCATAAACATCTCCACATCCACCATTACTATAACTCCCTTTTGTATGTAATAAGTCTCCTAAATTAACTGTTAGATCCGTCTGATGGTTCATACTGTTAACATTAAGCCATGGCACACCACTTTTATATCCACCCATTACATAACTTTTTGTGATAATTTGTCTATATAAAAATTGTCTTTCTTCTTGACTTACACGGCGCCATTCGCTACCATCATACAATTCCATAGTACTAGTTTTGTTGTTAAAAAATACTTGCCCTTGTATAGGACTAGCAGGTCTTGTAGGGCCTCCTGCTATTCTACCGGCAACATCGTTTTCTCCAATACTTTCCCATGATGTTCCATCCCATCGCCACATAAGTGTATTATGCGTGTGTATTTGTCCTACAGTAGGACTTCCTGGAAAACTAACTGCCATTAACTACCCCTCCATGCACAATGTCCACTAGATCCTCCTGGTACACCAGTTCTAATACTACCGGCACCCAATTCATAACCACTGTCAGTGTAGTAATTAAATTTCCAACCACGATTATTTTGTACACTGTTTCCATACATTCCTAGCATATATTGGTGATCTTGACCCATATCAAAATTCTCTTCTCCGCTGTTACCAACAGGCTTTGCAACATTACCTATATTTGTTTCTGTGCTGAACTGCCAACGTCTTAAATTATAACCGCCCTGATATGTCCCTTCATTACCAGCATATCCTTTACCTACTTTGCTATTAATACCTTTTTGTTGGCCATTGACGCCACAAACACTACTTGTAGAAATTGCTGCAGTTTGGTTTGCTGCAAATGTAAATTTGTTTCCTGCACCGTTTGGATACACATAACCTGCTGCTTCACCATTTATACTACCCATGCCATTGTTTGTGCCGCCTGCACTGGCCGTTGTCATACTTTGTGCAGCATACATTGTATTGTTTGTAAGGTTAAAAACATCAACACTAGTGGTGCCACCACCACAAATGTAAGCATATTCTGTTTCTTTAAATGCAGTGCCGCAGTCATTACGACTATACAATAATGTTGGGTTACCTGTTGCAACTCCGGTTTCTGTCCACATGTTGATACTAGCTGTTGCAGTGCTTGCAGTATTGTGTGTATTGTTTGCATTCCAAATGTACGCATAAACTTTACCACACGCTCCACTAGCATAGCTTGCTTTTGTTGCTAGTAGATCCCCTAGATTATTTGTTAAATCAGTACTATGATTCATACTGTTAACATTATACCAAGGACTGCCTGATTGATAACCGCCCAGCACATAGCTAGTTGTAATCACTGTTCTATGTAAATACTGTCTGTTGTCTTGACTTACAGCTACCCATTCAGTACCATTATACATTTCCATAGTACCGTTAAGTGTATTAAAATAAATTTGTGTGTCTACTGGTGTTGTTGGTCTATTAGAAAATTCTCCTACATGATAAACTTCATGATCCCCGCCAATGTTAACCCAGCTTGTTCCATCCCATCTCCATTTAAGATTATTATGTGTATGTTCTTGTCCGACACTAGGTGAACTTGGAAAACTTATAGCCATGCTTTGCTCCGATAACTACGTATATTTATTAGTTTTTCCAAACACAATGTCCACTACTGCGGCCAGCAACTCCTGTTGGCTCACTTCCTGCGCCAAGTACAGTACCACTGTCTGTATCATAGTACCATTTCCAAGTATTGTTATTTTGTGCGCCATTATAGTGTCCTAAACAATATTGGTGGTGTTGACCCATGTCAAAGTTTTCTTCACCACAGTTGCCTTGTGGCTTAGTCACGTTACCTATGTTTGTTTCTGTACTAAATTGCCAGCGTCTAAAATTATATCCGCCGCTATATGACCCTTCGTTGCCACACCAGCCTTTTCCTAATTTACTGCTAACGCCTTTTTGCTGACTGTGTGCTCCAACAACACTACTAGAAGCAATTGTTGCAGTTTGTGTTGCAGCAAAAGTAACTTTATTACCAACACCGCTGTCATGCCAAGCAAAACCTTTATCTTCACCGCTAAATGCACCTGCATAGCCGCTAGCTTGTGAAGTTAAACTTTGTGCGCCATACATTGTATTTGTAGTTAAATTAAAAACATCTATACTTGATGTGCCGCCGCCAATAATCCACGCATATTCGTGTTCTTTGTGTACTGTAGCACAATCGTTTCGTGTATATAATAATGTAGGACAATCTGCTGCAGCTAGTCCTGTTTCTGTAAACATATTAATACCAGCAGTTGTTGTACTAGCGGCAGCATGAGTATTATTAGCATTCCAAATATATCCGTATGTTAATCCACATGCACCGCTACTATAGTTTGCTTTTGTATGTAGTAAGTCACCCAAGTTAACACTTAAATCTGTTTGGTGATTCATGCTGTTAACATTATACCAAGGACTTGCACTTTTATATCCACCCATAACAAAACTTTTTACAATAACCTGTCTATGTAAAAATTGTCTTTCGTCTTGGCTAACATCACGCCACTCTTGGCTATCTCCGTCCCACATTTCCATTGTATTAGTAAATGTATTAAAAAATACTTGATTGTCTACTGGACTTGTTGGTCGAGTACTATCTGTATCAATATATGTCATTGATACACCGTATTCGTTATATGCTACCCAGCTGGTACCATCCCATTGCCATTTAAATTCATTATGAGTATGTATTTGTCCTACACTTGGACTTCCTGGAAAACTAATTGCCATTATTCACCTTTTAACTTTTCAATTTCTGCTTTAAGCATATTGATTTGTTCTTGCTGTTCTTTCATTGCTTCAATTAATAAACCGACCATATTACCGTGTCTAACAGCCATAATTGTTTCATCCAAATCAACTGACTGTGTTTCGTATACTGCTTCAGGAAGTACCTTTTCAACCTCTTGAGCTATAACACCAGTTAGTCGTTCAGTATGTCCTTTATAGTTAAATGTGTATCCGTTTAATTGGCCAACTTTTTCTATTGCATTATCTAATTTTACAATATTTTCTTTTTGTCTGATATCTGAAACAGTACCGTATGCAGTAACATCGCCT